CAAATGAAGTGCCGTTTTTCCACTATTATCTGTTTCATTTATATTTATCCCTTTTTCTATTAAAAGTTTCATAATTGTTTCTACATGCTCTAGATAAAAAAGATCCATATCATCATCAAAAATGCCATGAAGAGCATTGCGCCCATCTATATTTGTTATATTTATGTCAATATTTTCACTTTCTAATAATTTTTTTACTATTTCTAAAAATCCTCGAGAAGCTGCCCAATGAAGTGCTGTTTCACCACCTCTATCTTGTAAATTTGGATTCGCATTATTAGTTAATAATAAATCAACAATTTCTGCATTTGGGTAGTAGTAGCCTTTGGCTAAATAAATAAGAGGGGAAGCACCACGACTACTTTGTACATTTACATTAGCACCAGATTCAATAGCTACTCTCATTTGTTCTAAATCATTATTTTCTAATGCGTCAAAAAGATGTTTATCATTATTACTACCACCAGTTTGATCTTGAGAGTCTTCGTATTCGTCCTTTTCATTGAAATCAGTTATTAATCCGTTTTCGTCAATATATTTTAAAACTGTTACTAATCCATTTTTTTCAATATATAACTCATATTTAGTATTATTTGGTGTGTCTACAATTACTGTTTCACCTTCAGCATTATCTTTTTTAAATTTTTTATATTTTTCTAAAAATTCTTTTTGCTCTGGATCTAGTTCTACTTCTTTTCCATCTTCGTCCAAAAAACCGTCTTTATCTTCTTTTTGTCTTTCAATATTTCTAATTTTTTTATATAATTCCATATCTGCTATATAAAATTTATCTAATTTTTCAGATATTTTTTGATTGTGTTTCTTTAATTCTTCTTCAACATTTGCATATATTGACATAGGTTGAAGAGGTTCGTCTACTATATTTTTATCATTTTTGTATATATATTCAAATGGTCCTTCTTTAATTATTTTTCTATTTGGTTCTACAAAATTTTTTGATATATTATAGTCCATTTCAGAGTTAGAAGTGTTATATCTTCTTGAATTTCTTGGTCCGGATTTCATATCACCACTCCAACCATCTGGCATAATGTTGGGTTTTCCAACAGAACCAGGTAATATTCTTTTATTTACGAAGTCAGATTCATATTCAACTTTAGATTTTGCTATTAATTTATCTAATTTTTCCTTAGCTTCCATGTCTTGTTTGCGTTCGCGAAAAACTTTTTTGCGCATTGCTAATTGATCTAAATCTTCATTTTGTACTAATTTTGGAATTTCAGAAATTTTCTTGCGTTCCATATTTCCTCTAAATATTGCTTGTAATATTGATAGCTTACGACTTAGTTTGCGTTTCTGTTTACGATTAAGATTTTCGCAAGTAGGCGAAAAAGTATACCAATCAACACGATTAGTCTTTTGTGCCAGCGCTAGACAGGCGCCGACGTCAGGAAGCAGATTCTCCGGAGGCGTATGCACAGCTGTTGGTGGTGTGGGCAGGGCTTGTATCGGATTTGCAGCTTCTTTTCTGAGCTGATCCTCTCTCTCCAATCTTCTTCTATTTAAATATGTTGTTCTTTTTCGTTGTTTGCGAGAGTCTGCTAACTGTTCGCGCCTTGCGTGTTCAAGTCCATCGGGAGTAAGGTAATACCTTTCCTTTTCTTCATGAGCTTGTGCAGCTTCTTGTCTGAGCTGTTGTAGTTTTGATCTGGATTCAGATAGGCTTCCAAATCCAAATGATGGTTCTGTGTATTCATCAGAAACCTTCTCTTCACCAGGACTGGTACCACCCGTGAAACTAGTTTTTTTATTTTTTTTTAAAAAAAATTTTAAATCATTAACCATTATTAATATTATTATATTAATTCATGTTTTAAAGATTGACATATACATATAGTATAAACAAAAACTAGCGGCGACGTATACTAAAATCACCAATTTGCTTTATTTCATATTTATCTCTTATGCAGTGAATATATATTTCTTCGCTGTTTTTAAATTCATATGTAATATTATTCTTAATTAGATGTAATTTGGAATAAAAAAAATCATGCATATATTTCTTAGGTATTATTGAAATATGATCTATACCAGCCTTAAGACTTCCGAAAGGCGGATAATTTGAACAAGTGATTTTATTTGCATTGTAACTATTTATATTTGAGCAGGGTTTAGTGAAACATATGTCAGGCCTTATAAATATGAAATAATCAAATTCAATATTATTTTCTAATTGTATTTCTTCAATTATTTTACCACATTGTTCTATATTGTAATTAAAATGCAATACTCTCAATAATTTTTTATCATCATTTAAAAACTCCACATATTTTTTTCTATTTTTTACTTGTCCTATTAATTTAGAATCTTCTATTTCATTTGTATCTAATAATTTCGAATAAAAAGTGATATTTTTATATTTTTTCTCATAACGCTCTATTTCTTGTTTTAATTTCTGTACATCAATTTGTTCATATTCAAAATCCCAATATTTTTGTCCTTTTGGCCCCGGATCATCACATTTTAAATAAAACAAAACATGAGTATTTTGTTTATTATTATTTTCGAACAATTTACTTATAATATTCTCATATGCAGAATCAAAACAACTTAAAAAAGTTCTCGCATTTCCACACAAAAAATATATTCTATTCATCTACTTAGATTAAATCTAGATTATTTTTGTTTTAAAATCACCTATTTGTATTTAAATTTAATTTTATTTAATTTTACTATGTGGATACACGAGAAAAAAAAACTGATTTATTTATGTAATCCTAAATGTGGTTCTCAAACTTTATTAGCAGCATTAAAAAGACATGGTTTTATTAATTTTATTGGAGAGCCACGCCTTCGCGCATCATGCCGCAGACAGAACAGCGACATAGAAACATCTATAGAAAAATATAATGGTAATTGGATGCATGCATGCATGAAAACAATAGTAAAATTTATGAAAGTTATTGGAAAAAATCCATATGATTATAAATACTTTACCGTAATAAGAGAACCGATAGATAGATTAATAAGTAACTTTAATTATTGTAAATTCGATAAGGATTGGCATGCTTTTTATTGCGGTCCAGGGGAGATAAATACCAAAAACGCACTATTGGATTTTTCAAAAGAATTCAATTATACATATAATGGAAAATATAACTATACAATAAATGATTATTTATCTATTGGATTAGAAAAATCTGCTAATTTATGCACACATCCAATGCCAATAATTGATTATACTGAAATTTTAGATAAACTATTTAATATATCCATATTTAAATTAGAAAATATGAATGAATTAAAGAAATTTCTTGATAGTTATGATATTTGTTTTGATATTAATTTTAAGATTAATAGTGGAGAATATGATTCATTTAAAATTAGGAATACAATTACTAAAGAAAATATGGATAAAATACGTAATATATACAAATATGAATATACGTATTATTATAAAAATTTTTAATTATTTCGCACCAGAATGGCACAAAAACAACTTAAAAAGTTATCGCATTTCCACATAAAAAATATATTTCAATCTTTTTCATATTAGAATAATATTATTTATATTTTTTGAATAATTACATTAGATTCACAAGCAATTGAACCCACAACATCACTATTTTTATAGTCATTCAAAAATTTTATTTTTTTTATACCTGAAGCACATAAAATTTTTGTACAATTAATACACGGATAATGTGTTACATAAGCAATTGAATCATTACAACTTGAACCACGTTTTGCACAATCACAAATAGCATTTTGCTCTGCATGTATTGTTGCTTGCTCATGATCGTCAACAACAATTGATTTGTGACTACAACCAGGTAAAAATCCATTATATCCTTGAGCAATAATACGATTATCTTTCACCAATAAACATCCAACCTTTAAACGTTCACAAGGAGAACGTTTCGCAGTAACTTGGACAATTTCCTTGAAATATTCGTCCCAAGAAGGTCTTTTTTTATCCATATATAAGAAAAAATATTATTTACAATTATCTAATCGCATTAGCAAAATGCCAAAAATCATAATCAGAACATTGTGCTTTACGAGATACACTGCCTATATCCGATTCTGAATCTACTTCACTATAACATATAAGAGGATAACTATGGTAAATCTCTTTTTTATTTAGCCTCAATATTATTAACATATAATGATCAATAGGTGGAAATACATAATTAGGAATTTGTTTTCTTTTGTTAAATTCATTCAAAAGTAGTTCACAACATTTCTTGCTAATTATATAAGCATTAGACGTTCTATCACAATCCATATTATTCCAAATTGTATCATAATCATATTTCACCATATTTTCATTTACTTTGACACAATTTTTCATTTTATAATCTTCTGTAAATCGACCTCCAATATAGAATATACTATCAAAATCTAAATATTTTAGAGTCTTTAAATGTTCTTTCATTTTTTCTGAAAAATTTTTTGAAAATTGAGCATCGTCTTCGAAAATAACAATATAATCCGAATCTAATTTATTTAGAGCCATTTCCCATAATGATTTATGACTCAAAAAACAACCAACTTCTCCATATGAAAGTTTTTCAAAATAAGTAGGTACCTCAATAGATGCACCATCTATTGCAGGAAATATTTTTAAACTTTGTTTATTTAGTGGAAACCTTTTAAGAAGTGATTCTAATCTATCTTTTCTTCTTTCTAGATTGATTGCATACATTTTATTTTTTAAATATACCTTTTAATGTTATATTTTTACGTATTTTAAAATATAATTTAAGACAAAAAATGTGTTCATTTTATGAAAAACTTCGGGTATTGTATTTGGCTTTTACCTAATAACACAAATTGGAACAATTATACAAATGGATTTATTTTTCATATGACAATAAAACATAGCTTAACACTTTCTGATGCAAGGAATATATATTCCAAATTGAAAATTAGTTCACAAATTATGGAATTATCTGAAAAATATACTTTGGATGAAGAACACAATTTTAAAGCATTATATTATAATCTAAAAACAGAAAATATTCAAGAATGTTTTCCAAAAAATTTTCATGTATCTCTTTTTTATAAGTATAAAGAATCAATTACTAATGAAGAAATACAAAATATAAAAAAATTATCAAATAATGTTACTTTTGATAAAATCGCTTTAGTTGATTGCAACAATAAACACTTTAAAGATTGGAATATAATTTGTTGCAAAAAACTTTTGTAAAAAAATGAACATAATATTACTTTTGATTTAATTATCAAAATACTTACACTTTTAGTATTAAACAAAAAGATAATGTCTTTGGCAAAAGATATTCCAAATGAAATGCTTGGGGTCGTGTTTGATTATTTGGAAAATATATGTTTAAGCAAAACATTTCTTTGTAAAAAGAGAGAAACTAAATTGAATAACACTCTTCGCAAATACATGAAAACATTTATGCCAACAACAGTATATTCTGCAAATTCTATCAAGTATTATAGTAAATTATATAATAAAGATGAGGCATTTGGTGACCTAATTTATGATAACAGAGCAAATGCTAAAAGAATCACGCGTCTATTCCATAATTCAAGAAAAAAAACGACAAAACAACAATGTTGTGCAAAAACAAAATCTGGAAAACGATGTAAAAAAAAGACTTTTATGTTATTTTGTGCATTTCATAAAAATGCAAAACCATATTGGATGTAATACATTACATGAGCATATAAGATCTTGTTTTTAGAATAACATAAAAGATTTGTAAAATTAATTTACAAAAAATTTTTAGTTTTTTTTAAAGTTTTTAAATTTTTTTTAAGTTTTTAAGTTTTTTAGTTTTTTTTTGTTTTTAAAATTTTTTAGTTTTTTTTTGTTTTTAAAATTTTTTAGTTTTTGGGGTTTGGGGGGTATATTTTGTGGTTACCAATATTCTTAAAGAATATAATTAAGACCATATTAGACTTAATTGCTGTAAGCGAGACCACCCATGCCGCTCATGATGCGGAGGACATTGTAATTGGTGGCGTAAACACGAACCTTGGCATCAGCTCCAACGGTCTCGGATGTGAGGGTAAGTTGAAGAGTGGCGTTATCGATGCGGGACATGTTGCATGTTCCAGATGGTTGGTGCTCTTCGGGTTTAAGACCAAACGAGTAAACGTTGATACCAGTCTTGGGGACATTGGTGTGGTGTTGGTAAGGTTGGACAAGATTGAAGTAACGACCCATGCGCTCCGAGAATCTGTCGTGACCATTGAGTTGGAGCTTGGCAATTAAGACAGGGTTTACGCCAGATGCGTCGGTGTAATCGAATTTCTCGACTCCAGAAGCATCTCTTTGGACAACCCAGACAAGTTCCTTACATGGGTGATTGAAGTTAAGCTTAATCTTGTTGCTGACGCTCGATACTGATTCATCACCAGTGAATTGAACTTGTTCAATAAGGTATTCGTGTGAAACTTGCGCAAATCTGCGGCGCTCATCAGTGTCAAGGTAGATGTAATCAACGTAAAGCGAAGCAGCCGAAAGTGAAAGACCAGTTTCATCAGTAAGTTCCGAAAGAGCACTGAATTCAATGTTGATCTTGACTTCGTGGTATTGAAGAGCAATAAGAGGAAGAGCAAGTCCGGGGTTGCGGCAGAACCAGAATTCAAGAGGAATGTAAAGGTCGGTTTCAGCACTGATACCCGCGGTCTCGCCACCAGCTCCAGTCATGAGACCATAACCTTCCTTCTTTCCAGCTTCTTGCGAAAGCTCGTTCCAGATGTGCATCCAATCACCGTAGTGTTTGTCAATGCGTTGTCCACCAATTTCGACTTCGGCGAATTTGATAAGAGCTTGACCAAGATTCTCTACATAACCGGTGGTACAGGCTGGTACAGTAACTTGAAGGTAAACCTTGTGCATAAGGTCACCATTACGTGAAACAGTGCATGTTACACGTTTGCCGAAATCGGCGGAACCATTGAAAGTTTGTTCGATGGCTTCCATCGAGAAATTTGTGTGGCGGCGGTAAACTACTTTGAAGAAAGTAATTTGAGGGTTACCTGTAAGGTAAATGTCTTGAGCACCATAAGCTACGAGTTGCATTAATCCTCCTCCCATTGTATAAATCTATACAAGAAAAAAAATTTGGACAATTTAAAACATTCGATATTGTTACATATTCCAATTTATTAATGTGGAATTGACATACATTGATAAGTATTCGAAGTAAATAATATCAGAAAAAAAAAAATTTCTGACTAAAAATACTAGTTTTTTAGTTTTTAGGGTTTTAGGGTTTTAGTTTTTTTAGTTTTTTAGTTTTTTTAGTTTTTAACTTTTATAATTTTGTGGTTACCAATATTCTTTAAGAATATAATTAAGACTGTTTTAGACTTAATTGCTGTAAGCGAGACCACCCATACCACTCATGATACGGAGGACATTGTAATTGGTGGCGTAAACACGAACCTTGGCATCGTTTGTGGATGAAACACTGTTTGCGGTAAGGGTAAGTTGAAGAGTGGCGTTATCGATGCGGGACATGTTGCATGTTCCAGATGGTTGGTGCTCTTCGGGCTTAAGACCAAACGAGTAAACGTTGATACCAGTCTTGGGGACATTGGTGTGGTGTTGGTAAGGTTGGACAAGATTGAAGTAACGACCCATGCGCTCCGAGAATCTGTCGTGACCATTGAGTTGGAGCTTGGCAATTAAGACAGGGTTTACGCCAGATGCGTCGGTGTAATCGAATTTCTCGACTCCAGAAGCATCTCTTTGGACAACCCAGACAAGTTCCTTACATGGGTGATTGAAGTTAAGCTTAATCTTGTTGCTGACGCTCGATACTGATTCATCACCAGTGAATTGAACTTGTTCAATAAGGTATTCGTGTGAAACTTGCGCAAATCTACGGCGCTCATCAGTGTCAAGGTAGATGTAATCAACGTAAAGCGAAGCAGCTGAAAGTGAAAGACTACCTGTAGAAGTAAGTTCCGAAAGAGCACGGAATTCAATGTTGATCTTGACTTCGTGGTATTGAAGAGCAATAAGAGGAAGAGCAAGTCCAGGGTTGCGGCAGAACCAGAATTCAAGAGGAATGTAAAGGTCAGTTTCAGCTGAGTTGGCGCCGAGGGCAGCACCGATCATTTTTTTGTAACCATCCTTCTTTCCAGCTTCTTGCGAAAGCTCGTTCCAGATGTGCATCCAATCACCGTAGTGTTTGTCAATGCGTTGTCCACCAATTTCGACTTCGGCGAATTTGATAAGAGCTTGACCAAGATTCTCTACATAACCGGTGGTACAGGCTGGTACAGTAACTTGAAGGTAAACCTTGTGCATAAGGTCACCATTACGTGAAACAGTGCATGTTACACGTTTGCCGAAATCGGCGGAACCATTGAAAGTTTGTTCGATGGCTTCCATCGAGAAATTTGTGTGGCGGCGGTAAACTACTTTGAAGAAAGTAATTTGAGGGTTACCTGTAAGGTAAATGTCTTGAGCACCATATGCTACGAGTTGCATTAATCCTCCTCCCATTGTATAAATCTATACAAGAAAAAAAATTTGGATAATTTAAAACATTCGATATTGTTACATATTCCAATTTATTCTATTAATTGATACGTATTATGTATTAAAGAATTTACAAATTATTGTTAATAATATAAAATGAATAATTTAGTTGATTTGGAATATTATGACAAAATGTATCATATTCGCAAGAAATTGATAATTACACATAATATTAGTTCTTTTCATTTATTAGACAGTTTGAAAAATACTGTTTATACAAATGATATTACATGTGAAACAGACTTAGTATCATGTTTTAATGACAACTATGTTTTTATAATAATAGGTGAACAATGCATGGTCGTTCCAAAATTATGTGCATCAAGATGGGGATATTTTGAAGCAATTATAAATCGATGGAATAATAATACTACTTTTCCTATTATTATTAATATTACAAACGTATTGCTTGATTCATCTATTTTAACATCTGTTTCCTATAAGCGTCTAATAAAAGATATTTTACGTTGTTTATACGAATCAAGAATAAATCGTATATATGGATTAACTAAAACAGATGTTGAATATTATAAACCGTTTTTAGAATTGTTAATCCCACCAAAAAACTATTGGGAACCAGTTACAACACATAATGGTTTGGGTCTTTGGACTCCACCAACAAGTTTATTTATACCGCCAGATGAAATAAATGAAAATCAACCTGATATTGAACAAAATTTATAATTAATATGCTTTTCTAGATTTTAAATATACATTAACAATAAGATTATTATGACCTTCAATGTGTATCTTTATGATAAAAATAAAGAAAAACAAACTATCAAATTTGGTACAAAATCAGAAACTATTAATCAAATATGTAGTAATTTTGATACAATATTTCAATTGAAATCAAAATTATGTGTTTATGGTCCTAAAATTGCAAAATCACCGGATGATATATATGTTTGGATTGAGGAAATTAATTCTCCATTTAACAAAAATGGAAAATATTCAAACTATAAATCATATGATATTATACCAAATAAAAATCATATTAACATTATTACTAAAGATAATTTAGATAATGTAAATGGAGCAAATTGGATTAACGATTGGAAAAATATCAAATCAAAACCTTTAACTCAAGAAAATATTGATAATATTAAACTACATTCAGATAATGTAACAAAATTAGAATCTGAAATCATTCCTTCCTCAAAACTAAAAGAAAATTTTATTGCACATAGTGCTATTTTAGCAGATATTACTCAAAACAAAGAAAATATAAACTTAGATAGATTATTTAAAAAATTTAAATTGAACAAAAATGTTCCCGTTTGTAGATTATCTAACTTAGAAAAAGTGCAAACTAAAATTTTTTCACCTGCGGTTGGAATGTATAGTGACGAAAAATTTTGGTCAAGATTTACATCAGATAAAGGAAATAAACAAAAACATTTGCAATTCAAATTTGAATTTATTAAAACTATTGTTTATGTGTCTTTACATATCGACGGGAATCTAAAATTAGCATGCCATTCAGAAATTTCTAATAATATAGACGTCAATAAATGGAGAAATATATATGAAAATATAGTAAATTGGATTATTATTCCAATTAATAATATTACTGAAAACACTATAGAAAATTTTTTATTTGAAAATATTAAATACAGAAATATTATTACATCAATTTATCTAAAAAAGAATATTAACATTAATACTAATTTAATTGAACAATTCAATTCAAATATACCATTTTTTACATATGATGTCAAAAATGATAAAAAAAGATTAAAATTTATTAAAATATCTAATTATCAAAACCCCGAAAAACGTATACAAATTGCGAAAGAATTTTTAGGGCAAAATATTAGTAAACAAGATGCAGCTTCAAAACTTGGAATATTATTTATGATATCAAATAAAGAAGCAAATTCAATTATTAATACTGCATTATCAACGACAACAAATACTAACCAAGTCAACGGAAATGTATTTCATATATCACTATCTGATTCAAATAATATCAAAATAATATATTACGGAAAAAATTTTGATGAAATCAATTACGCTGTTAAAATGATTAGAAAGGTTTTGTGGTCCAATAGAATAAAAAAATTCAAAAAAGAAAAAGAAGACATTGTTACAAAAAATTCAGCAATTGATGACAATGATGACAATGATGACAATGATGACAATGACGACAATGAAGATGATTTAGATGCATTTCTTGAAACTATAGACGATGACGAACAATTAGTATTTAATGATGAAGAACTAAATGACATAGATGATGAATTTGAATCAGAAAATCCAAAAATACTTATGACAGAAGAATTTGAAGAATCAGATGAAGAAAATGATGAAAATAATTCCACCCAAATTGCATCTTTTTCAAAAGTTAAAGTAAGTAAAAAAAATAATATTATATTACCACCACCACCACAAATTAGAACACAAATTGAATTTGATTTACCACCAAATAATTGGGATATTTCAAAATCAAAAGATTCCAATATTAGAGAATATCGCTCAAAAAGAATCAAATATTATGACCCAGGCTTATATAGCCAGATTTTCACACTTACAGGAGAAAAAACAAGCTCCGGTAGAGGTGCATCATTCATTACTTCTTGTTATCCAACTACTGCACATCCTATAGCATTTAATAAAGGCGAATATGAAGAAGTTCTAAAAAGATTAAAAGATTATGAAAAAAATGCAAATAAAAACATTAAAAGAATTTTGGACTTTAAAGAATACAGAAATATATGGTATCTGTCTTGTGAATGCATATGTTTAAGGTGTATGGTTCCAATGGCAGAAAAAGAACTTTTACAAAATAATACTTGTCCAATATGTAAAAAAAACGATTACACTCTTATTAACACAAAAAAAAATCCAGGTAATTTTATTAAATTAGTTCCACAAGATTTAATTTTAAAAACACAAGATAATGAAGAACAAATTGGCGCATTTCCATGCAGAAGAAAAAGACAACAGCAAAAAAAGACTCTAAAATCAAAATATCTTTCTAAAAAGAAAAATAAAGATATTTATGTTTTAAAAACAACTTCGTTTCCATTAGCTAAAAATAAATTAGGAGATATTCCGGAATCAATGCATAAAATGTTCCAAAATCCAGCACAATTATCTTATGGCAGTTTACCAAAAATTAAATCGACATTCTTTCTTAGACAAGGAATTTACAATGATTTCAATGAAGCATTAGTAAATTCCTTTTTTAAAACATTCGCATGGTTAACAGGATTATCTGAAACGGACTTAATAAATCTTATAATCAAAAATTTAAGTATTCCAAAGCAAATTATAAGAACTTGCTCTGGACTATTATTGAATATGTTTTCAGCACCTTTAAAATCTTATTCCAAATATTCAGAATGGCTAAAAAAATACAATATTTCAGACAATGAACTTCATAAAAAAACATTCACTTCACATATAAATATTGTAAATTTCATTAACGATAAAAATATTAAACATAATCATACAATATGGTGGCCAATATTATGTTCGCCTGGTGTCATTTGGAAATATGGACTTAATCTTTACCTTTTTAATATTTCTATATCAAACGACGGTAACTCTAAAATTGATTATGTATGTCCATATAATGGTGAATCGTATTTCTATCACTATGGTGATGGCTACGAACAAACAAAAACAGCTTTTATTACTTTTAGATATTCCAATAATTCTATTGTTTATGAACCAATTGTAAGATATTCAAAAAATTCTAAAATAAATACAAAACTATTTGACACTCAAGAAACGTGGGACTATGTAGCACCACTTAGAATACATTGTGGAATAACATATCCTAACAAATTTATCAATTATTTAAGAAAAAATAATTACGTTAAAAATTCACTTACTTATTTACAACTAAAAACTATTCTTGATTTTATAAAAATAAAAATATACGCTCAAATTATCAACGAACATAACCAAATTAAAGGTGTTATGGTTAAACATCATAAATATAGCTTTTATATTCCAGTTAAAATTGCGTCAATACCAAACGACGCAAAATTACTTATTTTAGATAAAATTCCATGTGATAACCTTCCACCATTTAATAAAGCTATATATTTCTATACATTACTTAAAAAGTATAATGTAAAAACAAAACCATTGGAATATACAATTAATTATTCTAATAACAATATTAACGGATTAGTATTAGAAACGGATGACATTGTTCCAATTAAAGAAAGCGATCTTGGATCTCATAATATAATTAATCTTAAAAAAAGTCTAAAAACTATTTATAATTGTATACCTGAAAAACAAAACATTGATGATAGAATTAAATATGTTACAAAATTCAATAAATTTTGGTCAGAATATGATAAATTTATTATGAATATTTCTAAAAATTTAGGACAAAAAAAACATAATCCAACTATTGAAGATATTCAAAAAGCAGCTAACGCAAAAACCCCAATCGAAAAACAATATTTATCAATAATTTTGAAAGAATTTGAATATAATTATTCAAGAAAAGAAGATATTAGCACTTCCAGAATCCCATTCTTCTTAGATTCCTTATCATCAATACAACACGATTCAATTATATTTGATAATAACAAATCTAAAGACCAATATATTAAAAATAAAATTGAACAAGAAAAATATAAAAAATATATTCCAAATCTGAATTTGGATAATAGTCAATATATTTTAAATCAAGAAGACTATTTAAAAACAACAACTGGAACACATTTACCAAGAAAATGGCAAGATGTGTTATTAAGAGATTTCAAATACGATAATAACGATCAATATTCGTGGATTAATAAAGTTGCACCATTCAAATATCATAAACAACTTCATGAATATCAAAATAAAAAACAATGGTCCAAAATTGCAAATATGCTAGAAATAGGTATTATAATATTTGATATTGATTCTGCAAAAAAGATTTTGCCAAAATCAGAAAAACAAAATTTCTTTTTGTTGTTTTATACACATTCTGAAAAAAATTATCCTATTTTTATAAATAGATACAATGATAATAACACATTCAATATAAATTCAAATGAACTTTCAACAGAAATATTAGATTTGTTAAACATGAATAATACATATTCTATTGAAGGCATTTCTTCAACAATACAAAATGAATCACCAACAACACCAGAAACACCAGAAACACCAGAAACACCAGCAACACCAACAACACCAACACCAACAATACCACCAGCACCAACACCAACAATACCACCAGCACCAACACCAACAATACCAACACCAACAATACCAACACCAACACCAGAAATAATACCTTCAACACCAACACCAGCACCAGCAATAACAAAAACAGTTCCAGAAAAATTTTGTAAATTATCCGAAAAGTCAAAAACAAAAAAACATTGCGTTACAACAAAAAATGAAAGTGAAAATGATATTATAAATTGTAACTACAATAATAAAACAAAAAGATGCAACACAAAAACAGAATCAACTCATAAAAAAGATGAAAATACCAATATTACTTATTGTAAATTATCTGACAAAATTAAAAATAAAACAAAAAAACATTGTGTTGCTACAAAAAATAAAGACGAAAATGATCCCGATTCATGTCATTATAACCAAAAAACAAATAGATGTAATACCAGAAAACACAAATAATTTAATTAATAATTTATAATATCGAATTGTATTTGTGAACATTTATTGTTGGTTTGTTTGATTTTGATTTAAAAGCGGATGGGTCCCATTGTCTATCACTTTCACTTCCGCCGGATTCACCATTATAGTTTTTTCTACTATAATTCCAAACTTCCGGTTTTCCTAATCTAAATGGAGGATGTGAGGTTGCTTTATACCAAAATACCTGTTCATCAATACGATTACTTTGAGCATTGTTGTTAATTACAAGACATTCATAGTTTTCTGTACATTGATCCATAATTTGACAAAATACTTCAAAATTTGGAAACATACCAGCATAACATTCATATAATCTTTTACGATTTTGAACTATATTTTCCCTCAAAATAAACACATAATCAATATTTGTTCTTAAATTAGGCGGTATACCAAGAGCATATTGCATTGTTATAATAAAAAACATTTTGAAATGTCTTCCGTTCATAAATAAAGAACGAATATGTTTTGATCTTGTCCAAGAATTGTCATATAAACAATCATCTAATATTAAATAAGCACTTGGATTAATAAGTGCAGCATTATGCCCACCTTGACGTTTTTTATTAATTAGTCTCTCCTGGCGAGTTAATACCCTTTGTATAATATCTTCATTATATTCATTATGAATAAATATTGGGGGAACCATATTTCCATAAAAACAATTTGCAGATTCAGTAGCAGAAATTACAGTCCCAACAGGTATTTTTTGATGATACCATAATAAATCTTTAACTAAAAAACTTTTACCAGTATTTCTTTTCCCAATCATTACAACAACCTTATCCGGCGCAATTGAGGACATATCAAATTTCTTTAGTTGAAGTTTCATGTACATAGAGAAGGAAAAAAAATGAAGTCATTTAACACTAAATGTATATATGACATATAACAATGAAAGGTGACGTAATCAGAAATAACAGTAAAACAATATTATCTGAGATTATTAATGATGAAAATATTACTAATAATCTAGAAAAAGGAGTTTTCAATTTCTCTATTTGGAAAGCAAAATCGCGACATGAACCATGTACATGGGATAATATTAATTTTATTAACATTTACAAAAACAAGTTGAAACAAATATGTGCAAATATTATGCCTGGTTGCTACGTTCAAAATAAACAATTGTTACAAAAACTCAAAAATGGAGAATATAAACCACATGAAATCGCATTTTTACCAGCAAATAAACTATTCCCAGAAAGATGGGAAAAAATTGTTCAGGAAAAAGAAAGAAGAGATGCAGTTATTTCAGAAATTGATTATGGTCAAGCTACAAATCAATTCACATGCGCAAGGTGCAAAGGAAATAAAACAACTTATTATACAATGCAAACTAGAAGTGCAGATGAAGCAGAAACTATATTCATTACTTGTCTCGAATGTGGAAGGCGTTGGAGGAAATAAAATATAAAATTCACTAATTAAATAAAATGTATTACTAATAATAATCCATGTCAGAAATACTATATAGTATAGCAATTATTGCGATAGTGTTTTATATTTTTTATTCGTATTATAATCCGAAATTAATATACGTTCGATCAAGAATTGACAATAAAATTTATGTTGTTCGCAATACTGATGATAAACAACAAGCAGCAGATTTACTCGCAAATGTAAGTAAACGTTTACATAAACTAGTTTCAAGAATGTACGAAAAATATGGAACCACACATAAAGGTGTTAATCTACTAAAAAAACGATTCAAAGGTCATGAAATAAGAGAATCATTGCCCAAATTAAACCAAACAAGTTATAGTCTAAATAAAGGAGAAAAAATTGTATTGTGTATCCGAGCGAGAAACAAAAAACAATCTTTAACAGATATCAATACAATTACATTTGTTGCATTACACGAAATGGCACATGTAATGACAATATCAATTGGTCATAAAAAAGAATTTTGGGAAAATTTTAGGTTTATATTAGCACATGCTATTAAATGGAAGATATACACACCTGTAAATTATTCTTTGAAACCCAAACCATATTGTGGTATTAAAATCACAGATTCACCACTCAAAACATCAGATATTAATAAATATTTTGTATCATAAGTAATTAAAAATTATTAATTTTTTTTTAGATTCTTATTATATGCCTAAATATACGTTGAAATGTCGTCAAATATCAAAAAATCACTCGAGAAAGGCATCTTCTGAAGAAATACCAAAAAAATTCTTTTATAACGATAATTCTTCGCTAGAATGTCCAATTACATTTGAAATTTTTTATGATCCGGTAATCGCAGAGGACGGTCATACGTATGAAAAATGGGCTATTCTTAAATGGTTTGAAGAAAATAATACTTCACCAAAAACAAATCAAATTATTGGTAAATGCTTAATACCAAATATTGCCTTAAAAATATTAATTGATCAAATTAATCAATCACAACCAACGCCTTTCAAATATAATCAAGAATTTATGAATAATGCAAATATGGTAAAAAATATAACTTTGCAAAATCCTGATAACATTAGAAATCAACTTAACAATGCATTAAATACTATTAAAAATAAAACAAAACAAAATACTTTAATTTCACAATATATAAATCAAGAAACGTTATTCGAAAAAGCGCCATATGGAATACGTATACAATCATCGGAAAATCTTCAAACTGAACTTGAAAAACTTCTTTTTTCATCAGAATCAAATGCAGCTATTCATTCATAAAAATATTTCTATTTTTTATTATTTGTAAATTTTTTACATCCTAATTTTTTACCCAATTTAACTGCTTTTTTACTTATATTTTTAAAAGAATACGGTCTCTTTTTACGTGTTTTACGCTTTTTTGCTTTAATTTCAGCAACATCTGCCCAAAATTTTGAAGCAATAATACCCTTGCAATCATAATTACCATTCTTGTCACATACAGGATAATTTAAACTGTCTGGCTTCAAAAAACATTTTTTGTCTAACATTTGTCTCAATTTTTTTGATTCTGGTTTATCATTTTTCCATCCAGCCGCAGATAAAGCATCTTTATTATTTACCATTAATTATTTGTATAAATTTAAAAAATCCAAAAAATATTTAAAATGAGACTGTTGTTATGAGACCAAAAGCTTGTATTTATCCTTGCTCGGCGTGCTGTAAAATTGTCAAATGGAATGAATCTGCAATGTATTTGCTACATAATCCAAAAGCATTTTTACGTAATTATGTATTCTTATTTTTATGTGAAGAATGTTTTGTTGATTCTATTTTTCAAAATTTTAGTTTTTATGACAATATGTTCAATAATGGACTCATAAATGAAGATTATGATATTCCAGATCATTTTGATGTTGAACAGTTTGTTCCAGTTAATCAAGATAATTATCAAAATAATAAAAAATATTATTACATTGATGATAATCTTAAAGCACTATTAACACAAGATGATGCATTTCTTTCAAAACAAAGTTGGAAATATGAAGATGATTGGAAAATAGGACATCGATTCTCTTCATTTGAACATGCATTTTACTTCTTTATCCAAAATTATGAACAAGAATTAGAATTTATTCCAATATTATTGAAAACTATTGTTAAAAATAATGGTTTACCATTGTGTTTTAACAATGAATATATTGATCATATTATTGAACAATCGAAACTCAATGACAAAGACAAACTATACTTCAAAAAACTTAAAACAAATAATATGCGAATTTCTGGAATGAATATAGCAACTTTTTTACCAGAAGAATTATTTGAATATATTTTAGAATTTTAATTAAACATAATAAAATGCATCAAATATTATTATAATATGTTTTCAAAATTTTACATATATTTTCGCAATTTCTCATACAAATCCATTTATATAAATTTTTCTAATCAATTTAAAAATAAATATAACACAATTCTTAGAAATAATATCAGACAATTATATTTCTTATGTCAACCTTATCGCAGTTTTGATTATAACAAAAAAGCAATCAAAAATACAAATAAAACAATTGATTATATTTATCATTTACCCAATTATAGTATCAAGAAAATTAATGCTAATATTTTTTTAGTTAAAAATGTAATGCATAATATATGGCAAATATATGCAAATAATCCAATCCGAATTTGTGGATCTTTTTTGAGTTCATATTGTATATTATCTATGTTTTTCAAAGATTCATAATTTATTCTTATTTTAAGTATTTACAAGTATTTGTATCGGACGCATTAAAGACCCAATTATAATAGTATTACAAAAAATACCAAAAATACTAAACAAAAATAAAACAAATTTTACAGATTCTCCAAGTAATGACTCTGACAAAATATGTATTGAAATTAAAAGTCTTACAAACAATTCTATCAAATTTAAAAAATAATATGCTATTATTAAAATTTGTGTTTTATACATAATCGCCAAATATCCAGTAAATGGGCATATTAATGATATTAAATAATAATTTTCATAATACCAAGAATATGTTATTATTATCATCGCATTATATGTATTCACAAATATGATACAAATATATTGACCTGAATTAAATATATTTATAGGATTTGAATAACCATCTACAAATTCTATTTCAATTGGCAATTGTACTTGTTCACTTTCAATTAATACATTCACTGTTCCAATAGGAATTTGTACAATTTCTTCATCTTCATATACATCTATAGGAACACATTCTGGAATATTATCAGATACTGAAGACATTCATTAACATTAATATAATATTTTTACTTTATGTAAATAAACACTATATAAAAATGAACACATATTTTGTATTTAAACTTAAAACAATTAAAATAAATTATAAATACAAAAATGTCAAAAATTTGGAATAATGATTTTATTCAAGCTTTAGATGAATTAGAAGAAATTAGCAAAAATAAAGGAGAAATCTTTAGAGCTAGAGCTTATAAAGTGGCTTCGGATTCTATTTTAAGTATGCCAGAAGATATTCATTCTGTAGAACAAATTAAAGGAAAACATGGAATTGGAGATGCAATTTACAAAAAATTAGAAAGTTTACAAAACACTGGTAAAATTAATGCAATTGAAAGAGAAAAAGACAACGTTTTGCATCAGTTGTGTAAAGTATATGGAATTGGACCAAAAAAAGCTTTGGAGTTGTCAAAAGTAGTTAATTCTATCGAAGAATTAAAACAAAGGCCAGATTTGACTAACAACAAACAAAAAATTGGTTTAGAATATTTTGATGATATACTAAAACGTATTCCCAGAAGTGAAATCGACGAATACAATAAAGTAATACAAAAATTATTGCCACCAAATAGTAAAGCTGAAATTGTTGGTTCCTATAGAAGAGGTAATTTGTCTTCAGGAGATATTGATATCATTTTCACAAGCGAAAATCCAAGTAATTTTGATAAATTTCTTGACACAGTTAATTCACAGAATATTATTTTAGAATTTCTGTCAAGAGGAAAAAAGAAGAGTCTTACTATTGGTAAATTGAATAATTCCAATGCAACTCCTAGAAGAATAGACTTTCTTTATGCACCACCTGAAGAATATGCATTTGCAATATTGTATTTTACTGGATCTAAAGCTTTCAATGTAATAATGAGACAGCACGCTTTAGATTTGGGTTATTCAATGAATGAACACGGATTTACGCCATCCCCACACAAGCAGTTTTTCACAGAAAAAAATATTTTTGATTTTCTAAAACTTGAATACAAATCTCCAGAAAATAGAAAAAATGGAACTTCTGTTATTCTTTTGAATTCGCAATCTGCACCAGCACCTGCACCAGCGCCAGCACCTGCACCAGCACCAGCACCCGCACCAGCGCCAGCACCTGCACCAGCGCCAGCACCTGCACCAGCGCCAAATAGCTATCCGAATAAAAAGAAGAAAACAATCAAATTAAAATATCGCCATTCTGAATTTCCATCAAATTACAAAGATATGGAATTAGATAAAATTGTTGAACTAATTCGAAAAGCAAGTGATTATTACTACAATTCTGTTCCTATTATGTCAGATTTAGAATTTGATTTATTAAGAGATCATGTTGAAAAAATTTCACCAAATCATCCCGTTTTAAAGGAAATCGGCGCGCCAATCAAAGCCAACCAAAAAAAAGTAAAATTACCTTATTTTATGCCGTCTGCTGACAAAGTTAAACCAGATTCATTAAATAAATGGTTGAATAAATTTAATGGACCTTATGTTATCAGCTCAAAATTAGATGGAGTAAGTGCACTGTTAACAGTGTCAAATAATTCTAAGAAATTATTCAGTCGTGGAAATGGCGAAATTGGTCAAGACATTAGTAATTTAATTCCTAATATTGAAAATATTAAAAATGTAAATCCAGGAAATATCGTTGTAAGAGGAGAACTAATCATATCTGATGACGATTTTAACAATAATTTCAAAAATAGTAAGGCAAATGCTCGTAATATGGTTAGTGGTTTGGTAACTTCAAAAACTATTCAAAAAGAAGAAATGAAATATTTGCATTTCGTTGTATACGAGGTTATTGAACCCAAATTGAAGCCGTTTGATCAACTGAAATATGCAAAAGAAAAAGGATTTGAAGTTGTTGATAATGAAATTAAAGATACTATAGATTTAGAATTTGCATCAAATACATTAGTCGATTGGCGAAAAAATTCAAAATATATGATTGACGGCATTATCATCACAAATAATAATATTTACAAAAGAGAAAATAAGAATCCTAAACACATGGTCGCATTTAAAATGGTTTTAGATGATCAAAAAAGAGAATCTGAAGTAATTGGTGTTACTTGGAATACGAGCAAGCATGGTTTAAAGAAACCAGTTGTTCAAATCAAACCAGTAAATATAGGCGGAGTTATTGTTAAAAACATTTCTGGACAAAATGGAAAATTTATATTGTCAAATAAAATTGGCAAAGGTGCTTTAATTGAAGTCGTTAGAAGAGGAGATGTAATTCCCTATATTGAAAAAATAATTAGACCAGCAAAACAAGCAGACATGCCGGAAGAAGAATATACGTGGACAGAAACAAATGTAGATATTGTAGTTGCAAAAGACAATGAATCACAAATACAAGAATCTTTAGCATTTTTCAAAGGAATTGATGTAGATGGTTTGGGTATTGGTAATATTAGAAAATTCAATAAAGAAGGATATAAATCAATTCCGCAAATATTGAACATGTCATTTGATGACATTCTTAAAATAGAAGGATTTAAAGAAAAATCTGCAAAAAGAATTCATGATTCTTTGACAGGATATACGAAAGAAAATTTTAGAAATGTACCACTTTCAAAAATAATGGGATTAAGCGGTTCTTTTGGTCGCGGCTTGGGAGAAAGGAAAAACAAAGAAGTACTAAAAATGTATCCAAATTTATTGAAAGACGAATTAACTGAAGAAGAATTATATGAAAAAATATTAAAAGTTCCTGGATTTTCAACTAAAACAGCAAAACAATATTCAAAAAATATGAATAAATTCAAAGAATTTGCAAAAGAATCAAAAATAGATATTAAAAGAACAAATAATGAAACAATTAACACAAAAATTGACAAAACAAACCCACTATTTGAAAAAAAGTTTGTATTTACTGGAGGTAAAGTAACCGATTTAGAAGAATATATTATTAAAAATGGTGGAGAAATTTCTAACTCTGTAACATCAAAGACATTTGCAGTAATAACTAAAGATATCGAAACTGAATCAACAAAATCAAAGAAAGCGGAAGCTCTAGGAGTATCAGTATATTCGGTTGATGAATTCAGAAATTTATTTCTAAGTTAAAGTAAATGTTTATTACAATTATTTCAGTAATATTATTATTGTTTTTAGCAAGTTTTTTTGTAAGTGTTAAATTTTCGGGACCGGGTGCTTCAAATAGAAAACATGTAGAAAAATCAAATGAAAGTGGCGAAATTCCACCACCATCTTCTGGATTAGCTAGATTCGAAGAAATGAGATTTGATTTTTTAAGATTTTCTGAATTTTTCTTTCTAAATAAGAGACCTTATGGCGTTAATAATCCAATTAATTCTCCCCAAGGATCCATCAATACGCAAGCCGGTGCGCATGAAATTGGAGTTTTTGATTCTGAGGATTCCGAAGCGTGTAAATTAGCTTGCGAAGACGATGAAGATTGTAATGCTTATTCACATGGAGAGAATGCAGGAATTAATCAATGTAGCAAATTTGATGTTTATTCACCAAATGCGATAGAGTCAACTGGTGCCGATTCGATAGGTTATGTCTTTAGACCAAGTGATTCGTGGGCGGTTACTGATTTATCTAATTTGCCAAAAAACAAAAATTTCTTCAAAGATGTTGCAAATATAACATTATTATTAAAATCAAAAGTGCAGGCACTAAATGTGAAATCCCAAATGATATTAAACACTGATAATGTTAAATATTGTTATGACATTGAACCGGTTTCAACCCCATCAGCCAATTATCTAGAAGCAAGGCAAATCGCGATTGACAGTGCGGAGCGCGCCATAGAGTTTTTCTTATTCTCAAAAAATGTTCAATACCCAAAGAAAGTTGAATTGGCGTTAGCCTGCATTAACTTACTATTAAATGATTTAGATAATACACTTTTTGGAGGTAATTCTGAGAAACTAACAAAAAGACAAGAAATTATGTCAACTATAGCATTATCCGGTCTTGATGTCGCTAATGTAAAATATAGAGCTCTGTTAGATGCAATGCAAAAATACGATAATGATGAAAATGGATATTTAACTCGCGAGGAATATAAGAAAATGATTCAAGAAAATAATTCTTACATATTCTCTATTGACAATTCTGAATTAACAGAAAAAGAACTTTCTTCAAACAATGATGGATGTTTGAACAATGAAGATGTAGATTATTATGTTAATACATTTTTCAATGATTATGATCATGATAGAGACAATAGAGTGTATCCGATCGACTTGCTTGAAGGTCTAGATAATTTACTCAATTTATTGACACCACCTTCAAATTGCTTCATGTATTAGGCATTGTAAACTCTATGAAAATACTCTCTAGTCCAAATTGGAGTTGTTCTTTTAGAACCTTTTTTTAGAATTTTTTTCGGTAATTCATGATATTTTTTAGCAACTTCTTCAGGTAAAAATACAATTAAAGCTAGTTTTCCTTTTTGATTCTCTGTTGAAACATAGTTTTCACTTATTAGTTTGGGCATTGGAATATCCCAATGCCCAAATAGCTTATAAGACTTAATATGGTTTATGGCTAAATCATAATCTTTTCCATTATATTCTATGTGATAAGTCTCTCTTTTGAAACTAACTTTACCCAAATCATCAACTTTACATAACAAATACACTCTTAATATATCAAAATCATTTTCATTATATGGTCCTTTAGTTTGCTTACTTTGTAGATTTCTACCATTACTTTTTTTTAAATCTACATGAAATCCAGTGCCCATTGCAACATAACAAACCTTTTCTTGAATTCTTGAATTATTTGGATCAATATAATCTACACAAGAATTTTCAATTTCATTAAATTCTCTTGTTACAGATTCAATAGGCAGATTTTTATGAG